ATCGAGCAGGATTTTGCTCTACGCAACGTGAATGCTGGCATGTCGGTACGTATGCGCGCAAATCTGCGCTTCCGACCCACGGCCAGTTTGCGTGCCAAGTTGCTCAGGTATCATCAAGCTGCATTGGCGACTCTGTTCAGTTCAACTAATATACAGCGTTGCATTCGTCGTCTGCCGATCTTCGAACTAATGTCCCAGAGCCTTTCTGCTGAGAGGGTTTTGAGATTGGTCGACGACGAATGCGCTCGTCTCCATCTGCCAGGCCGTGCTGCAAATTGTAAGCTCGAGGTCACCGCGAATCCTGGCAAGTCGCCCCGAGTCGTCTTCGACGAGGGCCTTGCCAGGACCGTCGCGAACATCGCCGTTTATTCTCTTCTCGAGGGAGTGATCTTCGACGATCACACCGGCTTTGGGCCTCTGTCAATAAAACATGTGGACAAGCCCAACATGATGGACCGCATCTCGAAGGTGCTGGCCGAGGACCACGGCGACACCTGTGTTGTCGAGGTCGACCAGACCAAGTTCGAGTACCATCAGCGCTCCGGTGACGGCAGCACCCATGGCAACTTTTTGGATATGGAGTACGAGATTTTAAAACGCGTATCATCGCACGTGTTTGTCGCTCTTAACCCTGTCATATCTGAATTTTACGTACAGTTAGAAGCCGATGCCACTTCTGGGGCGCACACCTTTAGGTGTGGCTTCAAGCCATATCTCGAGGCGTGGAACGCCAACCTACGGTCACTCATCCGCATTTCCGGGAATCGTGGTACCAGCAGTATGAACTTCTGGGTGGAGTTGGAGTCGACGCTCTGCGCATTCTGCGACAACCCAGAACGAATATTTGCGCCTGTTGCCACGTCTCTCGGTCTCGACCCCACTCCCTATGGAGGTCCTGCTGGCCCTCTGTGGCTACCTGCCCACCAGGGGGGCTTCGACTATGCATTTCGTTGCTTCACGGGTCATGATCTGTATCTGCGACCCTTCGTAGAAGGTGACGACTTCGTAGCCGCGTCATCCCGGCACGTCTCGGCACACCGCAATTTCATTGTGGCTCAGTACCGTGAGATGGGGCTCGACGCAAAGCTCAAAATCGTGGTCGAAGGCCGGGCCGAGTTTGTGGGCGTGCATTTTCCAGTGACCAACGGCCGGGGCACGCCAGGTTACTGGTGCCCCGACGTGGCTCGCACCCTTATCACGTCTGGAGTCTCCGTAACGCGGGCTCCAAACGTGGCCGCTGCCATCACTGCTAAATATTTTTCGTATGCCGTCATGTACGGGCCCACGGTATGGGCTGTGGCGATGTACTTTAAATCTTTAGCTTATGACTGGCTAGCGCGCACTTCTATAGACGCAGTGGTCGATTTGGACTTCCCACTGCGGAACATTTTCGGGCACACTAGACAGGCTAAATTGGGTGACATTGCCGACCACGCGGAACAAGCGATAGAGTCTAACTCATTCACTCTGTCACAGCAGAGGGAACTCTTGTCCGCCTCGTTGGAGCGGGACGTGACGCCGGCCGAGTACGGCCGGTTTCTAGCCATGTCTACGGACATTTCCCGCGATACGGATCCCGAACTGGTGCTGTCTTGTTTGCCCGCAGCGTTAAGCGACACCATATTGCGATCCTTTTTGAATTGATCAACCGTGACTAGCCCGGACTATACCATATTAACTAACATCATGCCGTAATAGCGCGGGCCGTCTGACCATTCTGGCGCGAACTACCCTCTCCCTGTCCATGTACCAATTGTTCAAGGAGACACCGTCCAGAACCTACTCACTATCCTCTCGTAATGGCCAACTCCCCCAAATGGAAGGCCACACCGAAGAGGACAGCAGCATATCGGCAGGCGAATGCCGAACGCAAGAAGGTCCTCGCCGCCCAATGGGCACGCCAGGACCAAGGCGCCCCAGCATCCAGGGCTCCCCAGCCAAAACCCAAGGCACGGCCCATGCGTGGGCATCGCGCATCGCCCGAGCCACAGCTGAAGCTCTCAAGCCCGCCACGCAGTCAAGCCTCAAAACCCTCGCAGGCTCAGTTGTCCAAGCCCTCATTGCTCATGCCTTATCGTTTGCGGTCACCGGACGCGCCATATGTGTTTAAGATGTCCGCGCAGCGCAGTGCCTTCACGTTGGTCGACCCTACCGACCACCGTCTGTATGCTGCCGTGATGAGTCCGTTTACCGCAACCGACACGGCTGACTTAGTGTTTGGACCGCGTGGCAACGCCAAGCTCTTTGGGGATGGGACCCACACTACAAGTGTCACAGGGACGGGAGATTCAGCCACGGTACAGGCCGTGGCTCCAACCATGTCACCTGATACGTCAGAAGGGAAGGGATTTGTCTTGAAGGTTGACACGTCCCGCTACGACCCTTGGTGGCCTTCCATCCGCCGACTGCGGGTGATCAAGGCGTACATCAAGCTGACCATTCAGCGTTGCCCTGGTGCGAGCGTGATCGTAAAGTCAATGCCCGGCCCAGTGATGGGCATGGGTGTGGACTCTGCCACCAATGACGCCACAATCGTGGCTGAAAATGCTACGCTCGAAGATCCCGCTAACTCATCGCGCATCGGCAGCGATCCGGTGCGCATTACTGCGACACACGGCTCCATCACCATCCCTATCGAGGTTGCCGACTCAACAGCTCTTCAAGACTTTGTGCCCAAAGACGCTACGGGCTTGAACACTCGACTGGCACTCCGCGACAACTTGATGACCACACCTCGCAAGAGCCCGTGGGGTCACATTGCCGTGGACATTCTGGGCGTCGGGTGGGCCAACACTGCCCCCCCGCCGACCGTGTCAGTCGAGATGGAATTTGTGGCAGAGGCCTTGTTGCATCCCCACGCAAACCCGCCGCCCTCACGCGATCGCCAAGTGACGGCAGCGGACATTGCCAGGATGCATGCTCATCGCAATCACCCACATTTGTCGCGTTGAGGGTGGCAGGAAGGCATGCCGCTGGCCCTCTTGCAGGTACCTGTCACGCGGCACTTGTTGGAGCATGCGTCTTTGATGCCTGCGGTCCACACGGGGGGACACCCGCTGTGGGCGCCCGTAGCCATGGCCATGGCTGCGTACCATTCCAGCACTCGCATCGTGGCCCACGGCCCGATCATGGCGATTTCTGGGACGGACTTGGGCGATTTTGACCACGCCGTCACCGACCTGGTCAGTGATGCCCAATTGGTTCTTGGCCAGGTGAGACAGAGTGCGAGGTACCAGGCCGCTCGCGAATACTTGTCTCACCACGCGGAGGTGCAGTACATCGTCGGGCATAGTCTCGGCGGTACCATTGCTGACGCCCTCGCACGCGACACTGGTCGCATGTCCATCGCATACAACCCAGGAGCCGGACCGGCGGCGCTCCTGGGGCACGATCTAGTGGACGGGCCAAACCATCGCGTAGTGCGAATCGTCAATGACCCAGTGTCAGCATTTGACGCTTTGCACGCACGAACTCTTGCGGCGGCTTTAGATCCGCACGGCCTAACGCATGAGTTCGACGGGGGGGATGAGGCCTTGGCTGTGCGTACAGCGTGGACACCTGGTGTCCATATGGTTATCACAGTTACGGACGATTACCTCCTCACACCATCTTTTATCGTGCGAGGTGCCTACTCTAACGTCTGGAATTACAGGGAACCAGACGGCACCATTTCAGCAACCCCGTACGATCACGCTACCCTTCTCTCTGCCAACCCCACATGGTGCGCACAGGGATGGGCAAATGCGGCTGCTCCCTCATACTCCCCCGGCACGTACTATAAGCCACGGACGTACTATACACCTGCCACTTCATCACCCGTCGAGAATGATGAGTCGTGGAGTGGCTTGGCCGTCTCAGGCGATACTACTACCGCCATGTGTTATAAGGTGAGCAATTTTGAAGTGATCTGGGCCGCGTGGGGCCCGCCGGAAGCATTGCATCTTGAGATGAACGGCACACCAGACAACGAGCTTCTTCGGGCTGTTGACGTCACCAGTCACGTTCTACAGTCAGTCGAAAACAACAGATTCGAGCCCGCAGGAGGCAACACCTCTTCTGGAGACTACAACGTCACAATGTGCGTTCGTGGTACCATAGAGAAGTTGCCTTCCAACACAGTTCAAGACGCGTGGGCTCACGTCGTACTTGGTGCTGATTGCTGGAGTCACAATGTGCAAGCGAGCGAATACTTCCCGCGAGGCAACACCACTGCCGCGACATGGTCTACTCAGGTGACCTTGTACGAGGCTGGCCCATATCCTCACACCTACGTCAACCATCGCTGGAAAGTCAGGTGTGAAGAAACATTCGGCGCCGGAGTAGTACTGGTGGCGCCGCCGTTCACGGCCCCCGGAGTCGTTGGCATAAACGCTGCCAATCTCACCGGGCGCACGCGGACGTTTTCAATTGGTCAATGCACGTTGCTGCATGCAGCCATGGTGGCGACGCGTCCTTTCGCCAGCCAAGTGGTGAGTTCCGGCAGTCATACTTCGTACAGCCAGACCGTCGACTTCACCGAACGTGCACGAACTCCGTTTCACCGTCAGGGAGCCGATGGGTGGTATTGGGACTCAGAGGGTGCCAGAATGGACGGCACACCGTGGGGGTACGTCTTCACACAGGCAGACGCCACAAACCTCGGGCCCTACACCACGGCTATCCAACTCTTCGCCGAGTTACGCTAGCATTGGCGCTCTTGCCACGACGGGCCCTGGCCGTCCGTTCGCGCGCAGGAGGAATCCGACCTTTGGCAGAGGTCACGGTTCAGTGCGAAGAGGTTCTATTTACGTACACGCCTGTCTGGCGGCGTACGCGCCACTCCTCGCTTCCGCAAGG